ATATTGATAATTATACCATGTTATAGCTTCGGATGAAGTTACAGAAAATAAAATATAAGGTTTATTTAAATTTGATTTAGGCCAAGTATAAGAACTGGATTCATAATATAAATAAGACTCATATTTATCAAAATTTTGAATAATATTATTTATTTTATTTTGATATGATATATAATCTAAATTAGTAGTAGATATTGAATTTATATAATTTGTATATGATTCAATGTCACTTAATTTATTTTTAAATGTTTCTAATCTTTGTGTAGCTGATCCGAAATGAATAAAATTATTATAATCAGTATAATCTATATTAATTTCAGGTAATGATTGGGAAATATAATTAATAATTAAATCTGATCCTGAATTAGATGTTATTTGATCAAAATTAAAATAATCACTAGATCCAATTCTTTTATCATCTACTTCTATAGAAAAATTAGCTTGTCTTAAAGTTGGAACAGCTGTTGGAATTACATCTAAAGTTAAAATAGCTTGATATAATTGACTATTAACTATTTTTTCTACTACATTTATAGGATAATTTAACCCAATATTTGTAGGTAATGAATCAAATAATTTGATTATAATTGAAGTATTTCCATTTATATCTCTTTCAACAACTAAAGAAGAAGCAGGTATTAAATTATTATTTCCTAAATCTATATAAAATTCAATAAAATAAGTTCTATCTTGAATTAAATTTATATAAGAAATAGCATTTGAATATAAAATATCATCACTTTCTACTGTTGAAGAAATTTTTATTTCTAATCTATCTTGAGAAATACTTTGAATAAATAAATCTGAATTTGAATTTAATGTTAATATAGGTCTTAAAAAGTTATAGTATAAATTATAAGTACCTACTCTATAACCTAAATCAGATATATTTTTTTCAGGATCAAATGATATTAAATTATTATTTGAATTTAATAAAGTATTTGTATTTGAATAAACAAAAAATTGAATATAATCTTCAGGCAAACCAAAAAATCTGGTCATGTCTTTAGATGCAACAAGTTGTTGTTCTTGTGTATCTAAGATATTATTATTTAGAGTTAATTGATTAATTTGTATTGCCATTATTAAAAGTATCTATTTGTTTTTGTAATAAATCATTTTGGATTTGTAACTCTCTTAATTGAGTATACAATTGTTGTAAGTTTAAACCAATATATTCAGAACTTCTTTCAATTAAAGTTTCATGAGAATTATTTCCAGTTTTAGGAATTTCAAAAAATAATACATCATAATTATTAAAAAAATTATCTACAGTAGGAATTTCCACTACTGGAGTTGTATCTACTGGTTGAATAGCTGTATTAATATTAGTATCTTTTACTTTATTAATACTATTACTATATATAGTTTTATTAGTTTTTATTTGAATACTCATAATTACATACTTACAACTCTACCACTAATATCAGAATTTGGATATCTAATTTCAAAAATTGAAGGATCTAAAGATGGATAAACAACACCATTTAAAGTAGCAGCATTAAAATCATAAGCAAAAGGAGAATATAACCCACCACTTTTATTTACAAATTCTAAATTTTTAACAGAAGCAACTCCATTAACTCCAGCACATGATATAGCATTTTCAACTTGAGATAAAATAATAGGTTGATTTATTGACCATTTATTTATATCAAAAAATTGTTTTAATGATTCAATAGCTGATAATAATACTTGTTGAGAATTAAATCCCTGTAATACTTGAATTTCAAAATTAATACCAAAATTAATGTAATAAGCATCCTTAATATTGATAGCATCTGTTAACATTTTATATTGAGATAAATAAGTTTTTAAATTTCTTTTAACTACTTCACTAGCATTAGTTAATTTATTATCAATATTTTGAGATAAAACATAAACATCTAAAGCTAATGAATTGTTTTGAAATTCAACTCTATCAGTATCTGGATTTAAGGATAATGGTTGATCTACGTATGCTTTAGATATATAACCATATTTAGAAGGCATACTTAAAGTTCTTACCAAATAATCAGCTTTAGTTACATTTCTCAATTGTGTTGGAAATTGTGCTAATGTATTTTGTCTTATTTCTTCTAATGTATCTCCAGGTCCACCTCCTGTAGCTCCTATATTATTATTAAAATTGACTGAGTTTAATACTAACTGTACTATATTTTGGTCTAAATTAAAATTACTTATTATTGGATTTACTGTATTAATTTGGTTAATATCATTAGCAGGAACATTAGATTGTGGTCCACCTCCTACAACATATGTAAAAGTAATTGATGTATTTCTAGGAGCTAATCCATATTCATTAGTAAAAAAGAAATTTGATGGATCAAAAGCTGTATTTAATTTTGATATTCCTGTTTGAATTCCTAACCCTACATTATATGGGTTTGGAATAATAGTTTCATCTACATTATTTGTAACTCCTGCTCCAAAACTAATTTCTAAAGTAGTATCATCTATAAATTGAGATACAAATCTTCTATTTACCTTTTTTAATTTTAAAATATAAGGAGCATCATTTCTATTTACATAATAATCTGGTGAAAATATAAAGTTATTTTCTATAGGATCTTCTATAGTATCTTGAGCTAAATAAGGTACTTGGTACCAAATATTTCCATCTGAATCTACCGCATTTATTATTTGAATAATATTTGAATCAGATAATTGAATTTTAGGGAATTGTTCAACAGATCCAAAATTAAAACTTTGTGTTTTTATTTGACCCGAATAAGCTGTAACTTGTTTTTTTAGCACATAAAATAAAGGATCAGAAGTTCCATTGTAATATGAATAAACTGATACTTCTGTAGGATCAATACTACTTGAATATGAAAAATCAACTAAATCTTCAATTATGAAAGTAATATCAGGTTGTTGAGAAGAATTAATTGTTGAATTTTGAGGAATTTTTAAAGTATATCTATAATCAGGTAAATAATTGTTAGCAGCATCTGATGGAATTAATTGATATACGTCTAATGTTACTGTGGATGGTTTTGTAATTTTAGGAAAATAACCTAAAGAATAAGCTATAGGAAGTATATTTTTTCTTTCTTTAGCTTCTAATAATAATGTTTCTTGTACTTGAGTATCAGTGTAAAAAGATAATACATCTCCTACATATGCTGCTAAATCAATAAACATATTACCCGGAGATGAAGGACCAAAATCAGTATAATTTTGATAATTATTTTTTATGTAATCAACTAAAGTGTTTTTTAATTGATTAAAATCTTTATTTATATATTGTACGTTACTCATTTACTTCTAAACTTAAAATTAAAGTATCATTTTGGTTATTTATTGTATAATCTATATTTATATAGATTTCATTATTATTTTGAGTAGCTATAACAGATCTAACTATTATATTTTCTACATTATTTGTTATTCCTATTGATATTTGTTCTTCTAATTGAGTTAAATCATTTGTTTGTTCAAAAAGTAATGATTTTACTCCAGAACCAAAATTAGGATTAAAAAATCTTTCTCCAGGGTTTGTCAAAATATAGTTAATTAATTGATTTTTAACCTGTTGAGTAGTTGTATATGTTGATTTAAATATACCGCTATCCTGAAACTGAACTTGAATTCCAATTTCTCTTTTTAAAGAATTACTTCCTGTTAATTCATTATAACGATATATAGGTCTTAACGACATTATAATTTTCCTTTAAGTTTTAATATTTCTACCATTTTACTAAAATCAGGGACATCATGTACTTGGATTTGATGATGAGCTCTGTTAGGTTGGTTAATATTACTATCTATAAAATTTTTAATACTTGTAGTTTTTGGTTCAATCATATTATTAATATTGAATTGATTATAACTACTAAAATTCATAGCATCTTGAGCATTATAAGTGCCCATACTTCTCCAATCACTTTCTTGAATAGTTTCATTTAAAAGATCTTGAATAGTATTTCCTGTATAAGTTGATTTTTTAATAGGTTGATATTTTGGTTTTGATATTTCATTAAGAGGAATTGAATTTAATTCTTCTCTCAGAACATTTCTTACTTCTTCTCTTACAACTTCTCTTAAAATATCTTTTAATTGATTTAGTTTCATGGTTGTTTATAAATATTTATTCTACAATTTTTGCTGCGTAATTTGGAATATTTGTTTGAATTATTCGTAATTTTTCTATAATTTCTTTATTTGTATTTAAAGTTTGTTGATTTTTATTTATAATATTATTTAATTTATTTTCTAATTCTGTAATATCTTTATTAGATGATGTGTCTACTACTTTTAATAAATCTAAAATTTCTTTTAATTTATCTATTATTGTTTGAATAATTGATTGATAAAATGTAATTTGGGATTTAAGAACTGAAATTGTAATTTGGGCTGATGATAAATCATCTATTCTTCTTTGTTCGGTTGCTGTATATTGAGCTGCCCGTTCTGTGTATTCTACAGCTAATGTAGGGTTAGTAGATGCTGTTATTAAATCTCTTGTTTTTCTTATTGTTATTAATATTTGTGATGTAATAGTTAATATAGCTATTATTTTTTGAGCAAATTCAATTACGTGATTTATACTTAGGTTATTAACAAAGTCATCTACCGTTTTTAGCGGTTTTTCATTCGAGATTCGTGTGTTGATTTTATCTATCGTAACAATCGTTGATTTTAATATTTTAGTAACGTTACTTAACGATTTTTGCGCTTGTTCATTTAAAATTGGTACTAATGTAATATTACCGTCTTTATCTTTTTCTACTTTAACATTATTTTGTTTTTCAACTATTTTTAATACTTGATCTTCTAATTGATTTAATAATGAATCTTGTTGATTTAAAGCAGATTGAATAGATGTTGTTACTACTGTATTTGTTAATACTAATATTTTTGTTAATGGTTTTGAATTACCTATTAATGTTTGAATAGAAGGAAATAATTGGGATAATAAAGCCGTTTTAGTATCATTAACCCATTGATCCATTGAAAAAATAGCTCTACCATTTAGAGAAGATTCTTTAACACTAGAATTAATATTATTCAATTCGGTAGTTAATAATGATACTGATTGAACAATTCTATTAATATTTGTGTTTATATTATTAGAGTATTGTCCTCTAACCGTTAACGGTTTAGCATTATTAATATTGTAATTTTGTAATTTCTTTAAATCTTCTATTGTTGACATTACACTGTTTTACTAACGGTTGATTTCCATTTTTTTCTTTTCTTTTTAAAACTATTTAATTTACCATTAATTAATTTAATTAATGCTAGGTTTGGAGTTGTTGGTGTGCCATTTGCATTTTGAGCTCCAGGAAATGAAACTATTGTTAATAATACTTTATAAATTTCAATTAATTCTTTTTCTAAATCATCTCCTTTTACTACTGGTTGGTATTTGTTTGTAAGTGATTCTGTTCCTAATTGAATAATAGGAGTTGATAACCATACCTTAGATTGTTTATCTCCAATCTTGGTTTCCATTTTAATAGATTGATTTGAAGATAAGTGTATAAAAGTATTAGCGTTTACCTTTATATCATCTTTACTTGAAATGATATCTACTTGGGATGATTTTATAGCTATTTTTTCACTCATTGATTTAGATTTTTAATGTTAAAATTATCAACTATTTTGAAATATTCTAACTTTGTTTTACCTTCCTCTGTTAAAATAGCTTT